CCGGTAATTGTTCCGACAAGGAAACGATAGAACATTATTTGTAAGGAGAAATTATGACTGATATAAAACAATTGGAAGAAGACATTGAATTTTTGGAAGGGAGACTTAACGGACTTCAAAAAGAATTTCATTTACATCGAGAAAGATACGGTTTGCTAGAAAGCAAGTTACTGGAGTTCAGTAGTGAACTGCCAAGATTAAAAAAGAAATATATTTCATTTGAGGATATTCAGGAACCAGGGCTCTATTGGCGAATTGAACAAAGTTATGATAAAGGTTCAGGGGATACTGTTCAGATACATAAAGGCATCTGGAATATACAGAATAGCCGAGCAACAAATATTGAATCTGGAAAATGTATTGATTTAGATGGTCTCAATCTTGATCTTTGGCAAAGAGTAAACGTGCAACCGTTGCTTCAAAAAGAGATGCAACGCTATTACAGACCTGACTATGTAGGATGATAAATGAATTTTAAAATTAATGACTGGGTATGTGGTAACGCCCTTTTATATAGAGATTGCCCTGGTTATCCTAGATTTTATGGCCAAATTACAGATATTGTTTGGCATGGTGGACATGTTATTGATGATGGCCGAATGCTTACTGCTAAATATCTTGATAAATGTGCAAATCAAGAATATGTGTCTGATTATATTTCTTCATTGCTAAAAATAGAAGTTAAAGAGGAATCATGACTGAAGGTGAAAAGGTCGCTCAGGCGGCATTTGACAAGTATGGAAAGTGGTTGGATGAATGGCGGAAACAGTATCCAAATGACGAAAGAAACGATTTCGAGTTATCCTTTTTTTACCGTGAAGAAAGAGGGAATAAGGAAGATTGATTTTTTTGTTTACTTTGTAATAAATATAAAATATTATAATATTCATGAATAACCTTGAGCATGAATTGATCCCGCTGGCTGATGTCTTCCCAGAGATCATTCCAATAAAATTGAATACAGCACGCCAATGGATTCATCGGGGAAGGCTTCCTATTGTCAAACTGGGAGGCAAGGTTTTCATGAAAGAATCCGAGGTAAGGAAGATTCTGGACCAGGGGCTATAGTAAAATAATACTTGTTAAATTAAATTAGATGGTTTAATATGAAAAGTATCAGTGAAATAATTTTGAGAAGATTAGATGAGAAAGACATTTCTCAGTCAGAACTTGCCAGACGATTGGGAGTCAACAGAGCGGCTGTCAATTTCTGGTGCAGTGGTCGATTTAATCCACGTATATCAAAATTAGAACGAATCGCTGATGTACTTGACATTGAAGTAAAGGATTTTTTCATTGAAAATTAATGGGGAAATGATTGATGTTAGAAAAATCAATAGGGTATGTAAAATTTCACAGATCCATGATTGAAAGTGAAATTTGGAATAAACCCGCATGGTGGTTTAAGGTATGGTCTTTTATTATTTTTAAAGGTTTTTATGATAATGGAATACACTTAAAAACAGGTGAATTTTTAACATCATATAAAGAAATTTATAAGGAATGTGCCTTCACTAAAAGAGATATTTCATCACCTGAGAAAATTGACAACGTTTTTCGTTTTCTCCGAAATGAGAATATGATAACGACACGAAAAACGACACGAGGAATTAAAGTAACTATCTGTAATTACTGTAAATATCAGCATATACAAAATGAGATAAACGAGACACAAAACGACGAAAAACGAAAAACGGTAATAGTGGAAATGAAAAACGGTAATAGTGGTGTGACACAAAACGACACGAAAAACGAGACAGAATATAACAGTAACACTTTATATGACAAGGATAGCGAGGATTTAAGTAATGAGATAAACGAGACACAAAACGACACGAAAAACGGTAATAGTGGAAATGAAAAACGGCAGCATGGGGGCTACGATAGAAAAGAATTAAGAATAAAAGAAAAAAGAAAAGAAGTAAATAAGAAAAACAGCCACACAAAACCTTCATTAACCAACGAACAGCAAATCATTTTTCAGAATGTCATTAATCACTATAATGAGATCACTGGAACCAGACGAAGCGAAAGTATTCCACTGAGACAAAGAATTGTTGATGGAAAAACTGAAGAGGATATGTTTCATATCCTTGAAAATCAAAAATGGAAGCTGAAAGATCAACTTCAATTTAAAAATTATAATTTGGATACACTATTCAGAGATTCACATTGGGATGATTATTTGAATCCAGTAACACTAGAAACATCTCAACCCTCAGAAGATGACTGGCTAAAAAATATGAGATAGGAGGAGTTAATGACAGTAGAAGAATTAAACAACCAATTAGCATCTCAAGTAAAAACCGTATGTATGTATCTTCTTCCAAATGGGGAGGAAAAAAATGGCCGATGGAAAATTGGAAGCATCAGAGGAGAAGCAGGACAATCAATGTCCATTCAATTGACAGGGAATAAATCAGGTCGATGGTATGACCATGATGGAGGAAGAGAATCAAAGGCAATGGGGGATATGGTGGAACTCTGGAAACAAGTCAGAGGAAGAAACCTTGTAGATACGATTAAAGAAATCAAAGATTTTCTTGGGATTAAGGATGAAGAAAAAAAACGCAAAAAATATCAACGCCCAGTAAAACCAAAATGTTCTGTTGTAAAAAAAGAAACGGCTGCTCATGACTGGTTGACTGAAGAAAGGAACATCACAGAAAATACCCTGAAAGCGTATAAAATTGGAGTTAATGGTAATAAAGTGTTTTTTCCCTATCTCAGAAATGACGAATTAATTATGTATAAAACAAGAAAGATTAGGGAAAAGGAAATGTTTGTTTCTAAAGATTCAGAACCTATTCTATTTGGGTGGCAATCTATTTCAGAAGATGCCAGGGAAATTATAATTACAGAGGGAGAAATTGATTGTATGTCATATTACGATCAGGGATTACCAGCAGTATCAGTTCCAATTGGCGGCGGCGGTGGAAATAAACAACGATGGATTGAATATGAATTTGATAACCTGGAACGATTTAATAAAATATTCTTGTCAATGGATTCAGATTCAGAAGGCCAAAAAGCATTAAAGGAAATTTCAGCCCGACTTGGAAAACACCGTTGCTATTCAATCGACCTTCCTGAAAAAGATGCGAATGAATGTCACATGAAAGGAATACAACTCAAACAATACGTAGATGAAGCCACTCTAATTAGTCCTGTGAAAAAACTATATTCATTCATGGATGCCGCTATGCGGAGAATCTATCCTGAAGATGGTGATGACCTTGGTATGGGTCTTCCCTGGAAAGAAAATACTATACGATTTAGACCTGGCGAAGGAACTGTTTGGGGGGGGATTAATGGACATGGAAAATCCCTTTTATTAGGAAATTTGCTTATACATGGTGCCACTGAAGGCTATAAATCATGTATTGCTTCAATGGAGATGAAACCTGAAATTACCTTGGAACGGATATTGAAACAAACCTGTGGCGTAGATTACCCTACATCAGAAATGGCAGAAAAATCAAAATTGCGGTTTGAAGAATACTTCTATGTTTTTGATGTTTTGGGAACCGCGAAAGTTGATGATATTTTTTCATCATTCATAATTGCACGTACTGTATACGGTTGTACTCAGTTTGTTGTAGATTCATTAGCAAAATGTGGAATTGCTGAAACAGATATGGATCACCAGAAGCTATTTGTAGAACGATTATCTGATTTTACACGAGAATATGATTGCCATGTTCATTTGATTTGTCATATTCGCAAGCCACCGGATGAAAGTATTATACCAGACAAAATGGATATCAAA